CCATAATGTATTCCCAAGCTTCAATGAATTTGCCCGGAAATCTACCTCTTAGAACCGATGCAATGACCTTAATTGGGAAACGATCAGTTGCAGCCGTAAGGTCACAACTGTATTTCACCCCTGGGGTCTTTGCAAGAGTTTCCAAGAGCTTACCTTGATCGAAAGTACAATCTTGAGGAATTCTCTTAAGAACAGAGAAGAGATACTTATGCATTGGCATCAACGCTGTCTGGGACCAATAGTCCAGAAGCGCGATGACACGCATTTTATCTTCCTTATCTGGAAACCAAGAGATTCTCCTAGTGACCAATTTGTCCCTTTTGGATGTAAGTCCAAAGAGGAACATATTTTCACACAACAAGTTCATATTTTCAGTCAATTTACTACCACCAACAGTGCAGATGGCATCGTACAGCGGTGTGCCTTTAATGATCGAAAGATCATCAATAGCAGACCACTATGCGTGCCCATTTGGACCGCTTTTGGTAGTAAAGTGGTAAGAAGAGAATGCCACCGTACGTGGTACCCTTGGTTCCTTCCCCTTACGGTTCCAGAACCCAAGATGTGTCCAAAATTCGGAGACTTCCTGATCATCCACAACATAACCACTCGTAGAGGGGTTAGTAATGGATTGGAAATCAGGTGTTTTCCCGATATGGAGAGCTCGAGTAGAGTAAAGAATTGTTAGAACAATCCTAACGACGACAAGTCGTCTATAGGAATCTTCTTTCAAAAGATTAATCTATTTCGGGCCAAAACATCTCGGATACCCATCCTATGTCGAGAACCCGATTGCTTTAACATCGGCTCCTGTAAGGGAGGCAATGTAAAAGTTTCTCAGGTTCTTAACAAATTTGACAGTATCCTCTGGACCACGTGTACGCATACGCGAATTAATGGTATTCAGAAGCATATCAAAGTTTCGGATGCTAATGTGAAAGAGAGGGCCAATTGCCTTCTACAGAAACATTAGTACGAGGGACACTACTCTAACCAAATTTTTATGATTAACTATAAGCTTTCTATTAAAGAAAGGTTGCAGCTTAATAAAAAAGTTTTTTAGAATGATATGTTATCCAATTTCTCCGAGTTATTCTTCTCGGTGATCTTGGCTCGTTACCATTGGTAACCACCATTTCTGTAATGTTAACCATTATGGATTGGGGGATTAGCCCGTCATAAGGCTCTCGCAACAAAGCGGTACACCAGTAAGGCAGTTATGATTCCTTTGGAAACGTAACCCGTGTGAGGACTCTTGCGCGATCACTTGCAAAAGTGACTCCAGCCAATTCGGAATATTATTCCGAGGGGCGGCTGGAGACTTGTCCCTTCCTTCCGGAAG